CCTTCTTGTACGCCCTGCCTATACCAAAGGGGTTGTGGGGGTTGCCCCCACCCTAGGGTACGTCTACGTTTCCTAGGATATACCCCAAAACAAAGGCTAATATGAGGAGCAGATTAAATTCCATTTTCATATTCTTTTACAAGCTCCTTCAAATATCTTTCGGTCACATTATCGTTAAACCAATCTTGTGGATAGTAATCTGTTAGTTCAAATTCTTCATCACCTTTAACAGATAAAACGTAATCGTCAGGCACAAAGTTTTCGATAGTAAACTCTTTAACTTCATCGCACCCTCTTTCAACGTACCGAATTATTAAATCTTTGTAATCTAGTTCTGAATCTTCGTAAGTAAATTTATATAACATATTTAAAACTTTTTAGATACTGTTCCACCTGGTCGCTTAATGATTCCACCAAGTCCTTTTCCTTTTTCTCTAATCGATTCCATATATTCGTCACAACAAACTGCTTCAGGACAAACTACTTCACCATCAACTACTTTAATTGTGTGTTTACTTATCTCTCTTACATTGGAGTTACACACGTTACATTTAAACTTAGCCATAACTATTTTAGGTTTTTAATTCGGTTAGTCAATACAACTACGCTTACAGCAATTTTGTACTTCATCTTCAGGTATCTCTTGACTACGTTTAAGGTCAAACCTTTTTTGATTGATGCTTGGAGTACTTTTGATATTATACCACGCATAAGTAAGTTTTTTTAAGATTAATAAAATACTTGTTTTCATTTCTTGTTGTTAAACGATTCGATTACTACTACTGCTGATGTAATGGTCGCTACTAATATTACTACGTTTGAAATCATAATTGTTTGTTTATTTGTGAATCTATTATTACCTTACCCCACTCGTAACACTCTAGTGGTGTTTTAAACTTCTTAGAATATTGAGTACTCCAATTACCTGTCTTTAAACCTCTTTTATAAATAGCACATATCCAACCTGAATCTGCATTAGCTAGTGGAGATACTTGAATCCACCAACCTATTTCTAATAAATAAATTATTTTACGAATACTCATTTTATTATATTATGTTTCCAACTTTAGTCCAAAGCCAAGAGTAGAGTGACTTAGGCTCTACTTTTGACGCTGACTTGCCTACTTCAATTAACGCCTATCCCATAAGGTATTAAAATCATCCGTAGGACTTTTGTGTTGCCCAACTCAAGTATGGTACTCACTTATAAATCTTTGTAATGTGGTTTTGTTTTATTGTGTGCTTTAATTTTTAGGTCGTCTTTTTTTATACGGATAGTAATCTCTTCTAAGCCACAATCTTCTATAAGCATACTAAAGTGCGTAAGAACCTCAAATACAGATTTATCTCGAAACTTAACGGACATAGGTTGTCCATTAGGTTGTTTAGAGTTTAGGTCTGTTAGAGTTCCTTTGAAATACATAATCTTTCTTTTTTAGCTTTAGAGCGTTTAGCGTACTCTCTAGTTTTTTCTTTACTGTATTGGCTACCTGCTGAAAAACCAAAAACAAGTATAATATTGTCAGCAACTACGTTACCTTTTTTATCAGATACTTTAAACGAATTACCATCAAGCGAAGTTAAATATTTTTCTTTGGACATAATAAAGTTTTTAGTTAATGTTTCTTAGGCAAAGATAATAAACATTTGTTAATAACCAACTAAAAAGGTGTTTTTTTGCAATATCGCTACAACCCCATATAAATTCTGACCAAAATACACGAATTTGGGCTTAAAGAACTGATTATCAATAAATAACATTTTAGGGGTCAATTAGGGGTCAACGATACCCCTATATAGATAAGGATAAGGATAAGGATAATAGTTCTTTCTTTTTTGTGTTACTTTTTTCTTTCTTACAGAAAAATGATTATCTTTACTTTATGCCAAGTAGATTACCCACAGAAATAAAAAAGCAAAGAGGGACTCTAAGAAAAGATAGAGCTAACCCTAACGAGCCTGTATTACCTTCAGTTATACCTGGTAATCCAACCTGGTTAAGCGAAGATGGACAAAAGACTTTCCTAGAGTTAGGCGAGTTACTTCACGATATGTCTGTTCTTACTAACGCTGATGCACTAGCCTTAGAATTACTTTGTGACGCTTACAGCGAATATAAGGCAGCTAAGCAAGTCGTAAACGAGTTAGGTGTAACCGATGTACAGATTTCTAGGGAAGGTAACGCTAAGACAGTTATTCGACCTGAAGTACAAATCGCTAACCAATCTTTTGTTAGAGTCTTTCAGCTCTTAAAAGAATTTGGTCTAACTCCTTCGAGTAGGGCTAAGGTAAATTCAATCGAGAAGCAAGCACAAACCCCCGACATCAAAATAGAAAACTTCTTCAACAACGATGAATAACCTACAGAACATAGATGAGTCCAAGTGGTACTTCGATGAGAAGAGTGCCAAGAGAGCTGTGGACTTTATCGAAATGTTTTGTCAGCACGTAAAGGGAGATTTAGCAGGACAGAAGTTTATACTGGAAGAGTGGCAAAAGGTTGACATTATACGCCCTTTATTCGGTTGGAAGTCTAAGAAAACTAACCTCAGAAAGTTTCGCCAATGTTTTGTATTTATTCCTCGTAAGAACGGAAAGACAAACCTAATGGTTGGTATCGCACTCTATATGCTTTTCTCTGATGGAGAGAAGGGTGCGGAGATTGTATCGGCTGCTGCTGACAAAGAACAAGCTAGGTTATCGTTCTCTATTGCAAAGCAAATGGTTTTGCAAAATCCTGAGTTACTTAAACGAGCAGGTACTTACAGAGATTCAATCACTTACGATAAGGTTGGATCTTACTACAAAGTAATCTCAGCAGATGCAGATACTAAGCACGGACTAAACCTCTCTTGTTGTTTACTTGATGAGATACACTCTCACAAAAACAGAGATTTATATGATGTTTTACTTACTTCTATGGGAGCAAGGAAAGAACCTCTTATGCTTGGTATTACCACGGCAGGTGCAGGTCATCAAAAGGACCATATTTGTAAAGAGCTTTACGACTATGCTAAGAAACTTATCGAAGGCTCTATCCAAGACGACTCGTTCTTAGGCGTTGTGTACGAAGCTGATAAAGACGATGACATCTTTGACGTTGAGGTTCAAAAGAAAGCCAATCCAGGCTTTGGTACGATTATCACCGAAGAGTATATGCAACAGCAATCGGTAAAGGCAAAAAATGAGCCTTCCTACGAAAACACGTTCCGTAGACTCCATCTAAACCAATGGGTAGCTAACGAAACCAAATTTATAAGTGACGACAAGTGGATGGAGGGAGATGTTCCTGTAGACGCAAGACGATTAGAGGGCAAACCTTGTTACGCAGGACTCGATTTAGCATCGACTCGTGACATTACTTGTCTATCACTTATGTTTCCTGACAACAACGATGGGTACGATATTATTCCGTTTTTCTTCATCCCCGAAGAGAACGCTTACAAACGATCCGAACGAGATAAAGTAGACTACTTAAAGTGGCACAGAGAGGGACACGTAATCTTTACTCCTGGTGACGTTTGCGATTACAACTACATCAAGCAAAAGATACGTGACTTGAGCGAGATATACGATATTCAAATGATAGCTTATGACAGATGGAACGCTTCTCAAATCGTAATCGACCTTACAGAAGAGGGTTGTCCAATGATACCTGTTGGTCAAGGTTATCGGACTATGTCGCCTGCAACAAAAGAGTTCGAAACTTTAGTGCTTGGAGGAAATATTCGTCACGCAGGAAATCCTGTACTTAGGTGGATGATGTCAAACATCGTGCTAACCCAAGATCCCGCAGGTAACGTAAAACCGAACAAAGCAAAGTCTAACGACAAGATTGATGGTATCGTTTCGTGTCTAATGGCTTTAAGCGAAGCAATGAAAAACAAAAATAGTGGAACAGGTTATGATGACAAGGAGATTTTCTTTATCTAAAGGCGAAATTATTACACTACACCAAGGTAGTGTTAGAGCTATTTGCTCTAGTGTTTTGGCTAATAACCAAGATTACCACCTCTTAGACGACTTAGTTCAGGACATTAACCTTATTTTGCTTTCACAAATGAGTGAAACTATTGAGTCTTTACACGAAACAAATCAAATAGAGTATTTTGTGGCTCGTGTGGTCGTTAATCAAGTACTATCTACCTCTAGCCCTTTTCACACGACTTATCGTCTTAAACAGCCTAAAAATACCCTTCAGAGCGATGATTACGATTCACTTCCTGACCTACTTTGGCAAGAGGTATTTAAATTAGACAGCCAAAAATCAAAAGATATTGTGTATTTAAGGTTCGAATATGGTCTAAAAATACAAGAAATAGCTAAAATTAAAGGGTGTAGTATTCGCTATATACATAAGGTTTTAGAGCGTTCTTTAAAAAAAATCAAAAATAACTTGAAAAATTAGTTCACATTTTAGGTGTTTTTACTATTTATAGGTGTATAGTTTTTCATAAAATCAGACAATTTGGGAATATTTGACTTTTTTACTACAAGAAAACAACCTCTTAAACAAGAGGAAAGAGGTCTTTACGGACAGACTATACTAGGACCAACTTTCGGTTCACAATCAGGCGAAAACGTATCTAAAGAACAAGCAATGCGAATAGCAGCGGTTTGGTCTTGCGTAAGAGTCTTGTCAGAAACAATCGCTTCACTTCCAATATCAGAACACGAAGTTGACCTTGAAACTGGCAATAAGAAAAAATTAAACTCCCCCTTAACTGATTTAATAGGTAAACAACCTTCTCCTTTATTCAACTCGTTTATGTTCTTTGAGCGTATGCTAGTTGACTTGAGCTTAGATGGAAACTTCTACGCTTACATCGAGAGAAACGGAGCAGGTTTACCTATTGGATTGCACCCTATCCAATGCGTTGATGTAGATATTTATATGTCACCTGATGGTAGAAGTGTATATTACGAGATAAATCAAAACAATACTAATTTCGTTTACCCTTATACAGGCAGAGTAAACGCAATCGATATGATTCATTGTAAAGGTATTTCTCTTGATGGTATCGAGGGACAATCGCCTATTGAGTCACAAGCAAACACTTTAGGTATATCTCTAGCCTTAAACCACCACGCAGGTTCATTCTTTAAGAACGGTGCGTCTGTGGGAGGTATTCTTAAACACCCTGGGACTCTCAAGCCCGAAACAGCTAAACGTCTTAGAGAATCTTGGTCTAACAACTACGGTGGATCGGCTAACACAGGTAAGACAGCTATACTTGAAGAAGGTATGGACTTTATGCCTAAGATGTTACCGAACAATCAAGCACAGTTCTTAGAGTCAAGACAATTCTCTATAAGTGAAATTGCTCGTATTTTTAGAGTACCGAACCACCTCATAAATGATTTATCTGCTGCTAGCTACAATAACATAGAAGCACAGCAAATAGACTTTGTGGTTCACACTATTACGCCTTACGTAAAAAGAATTGAAACTGAGTTGAACTCTAAGTTGATTCCTTTTAAAAAGCAAGGTACACAATACTTTAAGTTTAACCTAAACGCTTTACTTAGAGGTGATTCTAAATCACGAGCTGACTATTACAGAACTCTAGTAAACATTGGTGTGTTATCGCCTGATGAGGTACGTTCATTTGAGGATTTAAATCCAATGGGCGGAGAAAGCGAGAAAGTCTATATGCAATCTAATATGATGCCTTTAGATAAGTTAGGAGAAGATACATCTAGGGAAGTTATTAATAACAACATTACAGAAAATAACGAAGATGAAGATGAAGAAAAATAATAATAAAGAAACTAGGTTGTCCTCTAAAGCTACTTTTGAGGTTCGAATGAATGAAGATTCTGACGAAATCAAAGTAGGTGGATATGCTTCACTATTTGACCACGAAAGCAGAGATTTAGGCTTCAGAGAAGTTATATCAAGAGGTGCGTTTGATGGTCGATTAGATGACAATGTAGTTTTAACATTTAACCACGATATGAATGCTATCTTAGATAGAAATCACGGTGGTACGCTTAAATTGTCTGTAGATGATTTAGGTTTAAGATACGATGGTACATTACCAAACACAACGGTTGGGCGAGATGTCGCTGAATTGATGCGTAGAGGTTTGCTTTACGAATCTTCTTTTGCTTTTACGGTAGAAGATGACGAGTGGAGTCAAGATGGTGATGTAACAAAGAGAAATATCAATAAGATCGGAAGGTTGTTTGATGTTTCGATTGTTGGTGTTGGGGCTTACTCCGATACTGATGTAGCTTTACGTTCTTTGGAAAAGTTTAACAACGAAACCGAAGAGGTTAAAGAGGAAGAGGTTATAGACCTTTCGAATATTAATTTATTAACTAATGAGTTAAAACTCAAAAGCAAACTTTAAAACAAATGAAAAATTCAGTTGAATTAAAGCAAGAAAGAGCAGGTTTCATTACAGAAGCCAATACAATGCTTGAACTTTGCAAAAACGAAACTCGTAACTTTACTGCTGAAGAGCAAGTATCTTACGATGAGAAAATGTCTAAAATAGACGAACTAAAAAAATCTATCGAAATGATCGAAAGACAAGAAAAATTAAACGCTGAGATTGCTTCTAAAATAGTAGCTCCAGCATCAAATGAGCCAAAAGAAGTAAGAGATTTTTCTTTCTTTAAGGCAATCAATGACTTTACTGACGGAAAGTTAGATGGAGTAGAGCGTGAAATGCACGAAGAAGCTGTAAACGAAGCTCGTTCAGCAGGTCGCTCAATCAATGGTTTAGGTATTCCATCTTTTATATTAGAAACTCGTGATGACGAACCAACTCAAGGTGGTTCAGCTATCGCTCCTAAAAACGTAATGAGTTATGCTGATGCTTTAAGAGAAGCTTCTGTTTTTAACAAACTTGGAGCTAACATTATGACTGGTCTTTCAGCTAACACTTTAATTCCCGTAACAAGCGAACAAAGTGTAGATTGGGCGGCTGAAATTGCAGCTTCAGGTGATGGTGGAGCAGACTTTGGAAATGTTGAATTATCTCCAAAACGTCTAGCTTCTCACGTTAATATCTCTAAAATGTTATTAGCACAAAACGGAGCAAGTGCAGAACAAGCTATCATTCGTGATTTAGGTCGTGCAACAGCAGCTAAAATTGATGCAGCAATATTTTCAACATCAAACGTAACATCTGCCCCTAAAGCTGTAAGTGATGGTGCAACAGGAATAACTCCAACAGGATTCTCTAATTTAGCATCTGTTATGTTAGACTTTGTTAATGCTGAGCAAAAAGCAGCCGAATTAGGTGGTTTACAAGGTAACTTAGCTTACGTAGCTTCTCCTAAATTAATGGCTCAACTAAAGCAATCAGCTCAAGTTGCAGGTGTAGATGCTGCAATGCAAGGTGCTTTAATTAACGGTTATAGAACTTTCTTTACTAACGCTTGTACTTCAACCGCAGCTTCGTCAGGAGTAGCTCCTACAGCAGCTGTGTACTTCGCAGATTGGAGTTCTATGTATATGGGAATGTTCGGTGGACTAGACATTATGGTAGATCCTTATTCTGTAGCTATAAAGGGACAAACTAGATTGGTGCTTAACCAATATTTAGACTGGGGCTTTGCTAATCCAACAGGATTTGTTAAGTGTATTTCTGAATCAGGAGCAACACCTGCTTAATAGTATATATTTAATTAAAGGGAGTCCTTCGGGGCTTCCCTTTTTTAACCTTTTTCACTTTTAATCTATGTACTTAGACCCAAACGATAACAAACAAGGCGATTTAGTTTTAGTAAACGACCCTTCTACAAAGGTGGTTGAAGTTGCTGATATTAAGGCTCAGTTACGTATTGACACAAACGATGAAAACGATTTGTTGGGTTACTATATAGATGCTGCTACTGATATGGCTGAGAACTATTGTAATCGCCACTTCATAACACACCAATACAAACTTTACTTTAACGAGCAAGTTCAAACAGCTTCGTTAATATTTCCTAATTGCACTTTACATACTAATACTGACCCTGTAGAGAAACCTATTAATTGGTTAGATGAGAATGGAGCTGCTCAAAGCTCAGATAAGGCGTATATAGACGCTTTCTCTAACCCTTCCTTAGTTTACCTTAGTTCGGACTTTCCAGGAACTACGCTAAAGGATAATGCGGCTAATACGTTTTACTTTTGGTTCAACACAGGATATGGTACGAATAGTGCAGATGTACCTGAAGCGATTAAACAAGCTATCAAGTTAATTGTAGCTGATATGTATTACTTCAGAGAAGATAGAAAGCGTCAGTTTCCTATGGCTTCTCAAATATTATTACAACCTTATAAGTGTTATCACTAGATGGCGTTTATAAGTCAAATAAAAGCAGGTGACTTTAACATTCGAGTAGAGTTAAGGGACCTTTCAGCTACACAAGACGATTTCGGCGGTGTGACTAATACTTACGCAACCGTTCATACTATGTGGGCTAATAAAAATGTTAAATCTCTTCGTGATGTCGAGGAGAAATTTCAAGGTAATGAGCTACAATCTTACTCTAGGTTTGTGTACACAATCCGATATTCTTCGGAAACAAAAAACATAAAATCTAATTGGGTTTTAAGAGAGGTAGGAACAACCAACGATTTAGATATTATTGGGTACGTAATTGACCCAAGAAAAGAATTTATAGAGATATTCGTAAGCGAGGATTTACCAACTGAATCACCTGTATAGATGGGGATATTTGGAAATAAAAAACCTAGCATTACTAAAGACCAAGTAATACAAATTAAAGGCTTAGAAGAAGCTAAAAAAAGTTTAAAGAAACTTGGTAAAAACGAAAAAGAATCTCGCACTATAATAAACAAAGCATTAAGACCTGCGGCTCAAAAATTAGTCAATGCTCTTAAAATGAAATATAAGCACAGGACTAAAAATAAAGTTCCTGGACAAAGATATGATGCAGCAACAAAAAGTAAAAAAATCGGTAAATCTATAGCAGATTCGATTGGTATCATTACAGCTCGAAGGTCTAAGAAGCCTGGCTTATTTGTTGGAACAAGGTTAAAACACCTTAACCAAACTTCAGTCAAAGGTAAAAAAAGTAGAAATTTACCTGCGATGTTGGTAAACGGAACTAAAGAGCGTTTTCACAAAAATGGTAAATCAACAGGTAGAATACAAAATCAACCTAATTTTTACAAAGAAGTAATGGATCAAAAAGGTTCGGATGCTATGGCAACAGCCGAAAGAGATATATCTAAGATGTTAGATAGAATGTTTAAAAAAGCAGGATTTAAATAGACGTATGTTTCAAGATATAGGAAAAGTAATAATAACAAGACTCAACGCTACATCAGCTTTTACAACAGCTAATGGTGGTAGTAATAGAGTCTTTCCTGTGATTATACCGCAAGGTGTAACATATCCTTCGACCACGTTCGAGATAACCAACGTAAGCAACTTTATGAGTAAAGGAAACTCGTTAAAGTCTTGTGACGTATCGATTCGGATAGCTTGTTTCGCTGACGTTTATTTAACAACATATAGTCAAGCTAAGGCAGTAGTAGAAGCCTTAGATTTGTACGAGGTGGACTACACCGAAGATGGTGTGACTTATACCGCTAAGTTTAGGTTTGAAACCCTAGATGATGAGTATTTTAAGTCACCTGAAAAGTTCTACAAAAACGTAATATTTAATTGTTTAATAATCAAAAACTAAATAAAAATGGCAATTTTAAACGCAACAGATTGTGTGCTTTCAGTAACCACAGGTGGTTCTTTACAAGCGGTAGCTCACTCTACTTCAGCATCAATTTCAATGAATATGGATCTTAGAGATTCAACAACAAAATCTTCAGCAGGTTATCAAGAAAACCTAGGAGGTTTACGTTCTTGGGAATTAAGCGGTGATGCTTTCGTAGAAATAGGTGCTATTGCAGGAGCAGATATAGAAGAATTATGGACAACTTGGGAAGCTCGTACAGCAGTAGCAGTAAAGTTTGGTGCTTCAGGTATGGAATACACAGGTAACGCTCTAATAACTTCTATTTCAATAGACGCAGGTGTAGAAGAAAACGCAACTTATTCTATTTCTCTTACAGGTACAGGGGCTTTAGCTAAATCATAGTATTAACTTTTAAATCCATTAATTATGGCAATCAAAAACGCATCGGATTTATTAGTTTATAAAAAGTCGCCTGCTGACGTAGCTCAGATAACTAGAATTAAAGTATTAGACGCAACACCTTTAAGTGCTAATGGTACTGTTAAAATTTTAAATACGACAACTAGCGGAGGGGCTAACGTAGCTGAGTTAGAAACAGTAGCTACTACTTCAAATACAGGTTCAGATTTGATTATAAAAATTTTCTCTTTACTTGTTAATAACGGTTATTCAGGAAGTGGTAGTGTAGTAGAGGGTGATTATGTTTATAGAGATTTTACCAACTTTCACGAAGGTGACGTTAACACTTTAAGTTTTGCAGCTGGTACAGCCGAAATAGATGATGGCGGTATAGAAGTTATCGTAATACAATCAGGTGAAACACTAAATGGGCAAGAACCTATCGCACATAGCACATCGGCTTCTATTTCATTTAATGAGGACTTGAGAGATATTACCTCTAAAGATAGCGGTGGTTATCAAGAGAACGCAGGTGGTTTAAGGTCGTTTGAGTTATCGTCTGATGCACTACAAGACATTAATGCTGACTTAGACTTTAGAGAGTTCTACGATGATGTTAACGAACGTAATGAGGTAATAGTAAGATTTGCAGAACGTGACTCAGGTGTTAAATGGGAAGGAAGTGGTTACGTATCAAGTCTTTCTATGGATGCAGGAGTCGAAGAGAATGTGACTTACTCTGTGACTATAACGGGTACTGGGGTAGTAACAAAAGGTACATACTAATAAATAAACACAAATAAAAATGAAAAAGGTAGAATTAGGCGGTCAGGAGCGACCAATCAGATTTAGTTATTTATGCTTAAAAGAAATCTGCAAAAAGTTAGGTTTAAAGCTAAACGAATTAAATCAGTTAGGATCGGAGATAGACCATATCGGAGTTATTGCTTACTTTGGTTTGAAGTACGGAGCGAAGAAGATTGGAGAGAAGTTTACTTATAAAATCGCTGACATTGAAGAGTGGTTGGATAACGAAGATTTCTCTAAAATATCTGAAATATTTGAAGCGTTCCAACTTGACCAACCTCAAGGCGAGGGAAAGTAGTTGAGGGAGAGGAGATAGATTCTGACGAAGGAGATATTGACTGGGACAAATTAGAGCAAATCGGTTTAGGAATGTTGGGGTTAGGTTATGATGAATTATATAGTTTAACCCCACGTTCTTTTAATAATCGCTTAGAGGGCTTTAAAACGTATCAGGAGCAACTCTCACAGAACCAATGGGAACAAACTCGAATCATATTGATGGGTAGTTTGCAACCTCACTCAAAAAAGAATCTAAAGCCACAAGATATATTACCTCTTCCTTGGGATAGTAAGAATAAGCCGAAAAAAGAAATAGCTTCAAAAGAACACATACAAAAGGTTCTCGAGAAATACAATAAAAGTAAGTTTAATAAAATATAAAAAGTAATGGGGTTCTCAGTAAAGACCATCTCGATAATTGTCGCAGCTAACGTAAAAGGGTTAGAGAAGGGAATGGGTAAAGCTAACAAGAGTTTAGCTAGATTCGCTTCGGGTGCAGCTCGTATGGGTTCTTTACTTACCTTTAGTGTAACAGCCCCTTTAGCAGCACTAGGTAAAGCAGCGGTAGATACATTTGTAGACTTCGAGGATGGGATGATGAAAGTAGCTGTAGTAACAGGTGCTACTGAAACTCAAATGAAGTTACTAGAGGGAACTGCTAGAGAGCTTGGTAAAACAACCCAATTTACTGCAAGTGAGTTTGCTGAACTTCAACTTATACTAGGTCGTAAAGGTTTTGACCCTAGTCAAATAATGGGAATGCAAGAAGCTATAGCAGATTTAGCTTTAGCGACTGGCGAAGGTTTAGCCCTTGCAGCAGAAACAGTATCAGCTTCTATAAACGCTTTTAATTTAGAAGCAACCGATTCAGCTAGTGTAGCGAATACTTTAGCTATGGCTGCTGCCAATTCATCTATACAACTTAACACGTTCTCGACTGCTTTCGGTCACGCAGGTGCTTCGGCAAATGCAGTAGGGGTTTCTGT